AAGCAATCACTTTTCCTAATGACGGACTGATGTATTTTACCGTTCTATAGCACATGGTTTCAATGCGTTGCATCCTGCTGTAGTATATAAAGTTTTGGCCTTATATACCGTTTACCTGCGTCACTTCCATCAGACAGCTTTACGGTTCCTTAGTCCGTTCATTTGGTCAGCTTGTGCAAATCCATGCACTAGGGCTAGAAAAAGTTTGTTTCGTTATATTCAATCTTTCGTATTTAGTTAGTTAGTTAGTAGTCTTTAGTCTTTGCTAGGGCATTTCACCGAGCCGTCAAAAGGCGTCTGCATTTAAAAGGATCAAGACTTATTCAGTTACTCTTTTAAAAGTTATTCACTTTCGATGTAATTAGACTGGACTATACCGCAACATAAGTAAACCCCTTATTTTAATTTTTTTGGTTGGCATGTTGTAAGTTATTGATTTTAAACGAAAAGAAAATGTAGCTGCAAACTATCGTTCTTGTTGTGTTCTTTATGCCAGGATGAAAGTGTAATAAAAACAATGACTTAGCATTTTAGATTAGAACAAAGTAAGAACTTCTTTTTGTATATATAGAGTGTCAGCTTATGGGGTGTACTATTTGTGATCACATTTAAGGGGTATGGTATTTTGTGCATCCTTCCCTGATTTGTGATCACATTTTGAGAAACTCACACAAAAACACGTCTAAATGATACCTGATTGAGGTTATATCAGTTAGTAAATGCAATAAAAACAGTAACTTACAAGGTAAATCCTACCAGAAAACACAAAAAAGAAAGCTTTTGCCCCACCCTGCGAGAGCCACCCCCCGTTGGTACGTACGTATATATACACAAATACACAGAAGTGGTTTTTCAAAGGGGGACATATTGTCGCATATACAGAGAAATGTGCTTGACAGACCCTATTTTTTAGGTATAACTGCGGAGCAGGAGCAGGATAGTTAAACTTTTAGTGTTTAAACTAAATAAATACTAAATATATAAGATATTGGACTTAGGAAAAGTAATACTTGACAGTTAAACTAGATCTATGTATACTTCTTTTTAAGTAACACAACATAAAGTAACAAACAATAAGTGTTACACTGAGGTATCTGTAGTATTCTGGGTGTTACTCTTCCTCCATGTCTCCTCCTCCCACACGTAGACTGCTACAGATACCGCCTTTTTCGGTAATATCATGTATAAAAACAAAGTCAGCTTGTACTCTTCTGAGAATGTCATCGAAGAGTTTTACGAAGCTATAGCAGATGGTGACACTAACCGCCTCAGACGTGTGCATATTCCTAAGTCTGATGTATTTTATGTGCGTGAAGCGTTAGAAGCCAGGCTCGGAAAGAGATTTACACTAGATCATGTAGAACGTGCCATGTACCTAGAGGGGTATTTGGACAAACATGAGGTACTTGACCCCAAAAGAAAAAGACCCGGGGTGGGATAAAAAGTGTTGACATTCAAATTCGTATCCGTACAACTATGTGTACTAATGTTACTTACTGGTTGTCAATCAATTACTTATACAGCGTCATGCAGGGTAGGAGATGTCGCATGTCAGAGAAACCAAGATGCTCAAACCCTTGCAATCATCGGTCACAAAGACGCAGCTACGGAACTTATGTGTAGCGATATGGCTCACTATGCTCACAACCTGCCACGCATATGCAGGGGAACAGACACCGATAGATGATGGTACGACTACAAACAATACTACGACAAACGATACTGGTAATGATTTAACAGGTGACTTCTCAAATAACTATGAAGACTCAGTTGTAGAATCAAATAACACTAGCGAGACTATAAACTATAACGGAGCAGGTTCTTCTCCGGGTAGCAGCCCGGTAATGTCAAGTATCTCTCCTACAATGATGGGTGGGGGAGGTAACGACTCTTGCTTAATCCCGAAGAGTAGAGGGCTTCAATTAAATATCATTGGCCTATCTCACGGTGAGATGCAGCAAGACCCGAATTGTAATCGCAGGAAAAATGCTAGATTACTGGGGTTACCTCAACAGGTTGGTGGGTTAGGATTACAGGTGTCAGCCATCTCAGTGATGTGCCAAGACCCTACAGTGTTTAGGAGTATGATGTTAGCAAATACTCCATGCCCTATAAACGATGCACGTACTGGCAGATTGTTGATGGGCAAGAATGCAATAAACAAGTACAGGGAAGACCCTGCCACATTTGTAGTAGGCTACGCAGAAGACAAACAGTTTTGGGATACTCTATTAAGAGTTGGAGAGGAATATGATGAAGAAGAACTTGTTGAAGACACTAGCCCTAAGTTGTCCATTAGTGATCAGTTCAGGACTAGCAAACGCAGAAGTAATTCTGATAGTGGAACCAGAACCACCAGTACTGGAAATAGAGATGGTGGATCTAAACCTAACGATGACAGGTCAGGAGAAGTTGGACTACCTGATTGAGTCTCTAGGTGCTATTAAGAACAGGGTGACGGACGGAGCAACAATGACAGTAGGTGCTACTGGTTATGCTGCGTTGGGTGGTGTTATTGTAGATGATGCATTTAACGATGCACTAATTACAGAAAGCGAGTTAGCTAATTACTTAGAAGCACACGATCTTGTAATGAACCACGACTATGCAACTGCTACCAACGCACAAGAGTTGTTCACACAAGAGTACCAAGGTGCTATGAATAACTTAGATGAAGCTATCGACTTACTAACAGATGCTTCAACAGAGGTATTAACTGCTACTGGTATCATGGAAGCTGCTGCTGCAGCCGACACATCACCAGAGCAAGCTGCATTACAAGGCTTGATGGGTCAAGAAGAATACCAGATAGACCAAGCAGAAGTTGATGCGTATAACCAAGCTGTAGCACAAGTAGAAAGCTACGCTCAACAAGCAGGTGCTTTTATGGCTGCTGCAAACAATACTGAACTAACAGCCAGTATCGACAGCTATGCACAGGTTAATAACTTTGTAGTAGGAAACTATACAGCGATTACATATACTCAGAACATTGATGAGTTTGTAATTAACTGGTCTAATGATGGGTTTGGTTCTGGTTGGCAGGGCTACCTAACAGAAGATATGGTATCTGCAGACGAGTTATTTGAAGCAGGTGAATATGTAGAACAATATGGAACCATGCCAAACTAATGAGCATGGAGTTCAGCATAGGAGGCTTTAATGTCAAAGGTTGGATGGTTGCTGTGGCTTTGCCAGTTCTATCTGCTGTATCAGGCGGTGTCTATTGGGGTTATGACACTCTCAATAGATTCTATGGCGTAGAGGGTGGCGTAGAAGAAGCACTAGGAAAAGGTTCAACCAACGCAAAGCAAATTTCAGAATTACAAAAAAGCTTGACTAAGTTAAGCACAGACACAGAAAGAGATAGAACAGCAAATAAAACATTTGCGGCAAATCAATTAACAACAGCTAGTCAAGCAATACGCAGAGAATTACAAGAAGCCGAAACAGATCTGAACGAAGACATAACAAATTTAGAAGCAGATATAACTAGTAGAATACAAACAGTAGAACAAGCTATCATAGATAACGATGTACGTGGGCTAAACTCTAAGCTTGCACAGCTTGCTACTAATATGCAGCAAATACTAGAGCAGCAAAAAATATTACTAGATTTAAGATCACAGGTTGACAAAGCGACTGCAATAACGGATACTATAGGAGACAAGCTAGACGTAATCCAAACAGAGATAGATGATATTTGGAGAGCGTATGATAGCATGGCTGAAAAACCTTTAGGATAAAAAATGCAAAGAGAGACAGTACCTTTATTTGCGACACCAGTGTTTGTAATAAAACAACCCGAAGCTGAGTGGCACAATAAAGAGTGGTTAGATAAAGCACTATCTTTACAGTATAGAAAAAATGGTGGTAACTGGGCTTCTGTAGAAACAAACGTTTTAGATCTACCAGAATGGAAACTACTAAAAGATTCTGTTCAAACAGAACTTGATTTGATTGTTAGAGATTTTTATGATTTAGATTTAAATAAAACAAAAATAGTAATTACACAATCTTGGCTCAATGTAAACAACGACTCTGATCATCACCCTATGCACAACCATCCAAACAGCATGATGTCTGGAGTAATATATTTAAATACAGGCGAAGAAGACGCTATTCGTTTTACAGACAATCGGTTTAATACAAGAATGTCTTTTATGCCAGTACCTACAATGAATCATCCTGTAGAAAAAGGTGACATCATATTGTTTGATTCACAATTACCGCATAGTGTAGATGTTGCCAAAAGAAAAGAAAAGCGTGTGTCTTTAGCTTTTAATACTTTTGTAGTAGGTGAACTAGGTAGTGAAGACGGCTTAACCTTTGTAAATATTGAAAACGTAAAAGGAGTTACAAATGGCTAAACCTGCAAAAGGTAAGATGTTTGTCAAGACAGCTACCAACCCTAAGACAGGGCGTAAAATCAAAGTAAGCTACGGTCAAGCAGGTAAAGCTAAAGACGGTGGTAAACGTATTAGACCAGGAACTTCTAAAGGAGACAGCTACTGTGCAAGAAGTGCAGGGCAAATGAAGAAGCATCCTAAAGCAGCAGCAAACCCCAACAGTCCACTAAGGTTATCGAGGAAGAAGTGGAAGTGTTCAGGAACTAAATCAAGAAGAACATGATAACCGTAATAGATAACTACCTAACAGATAAAGACTTTGAACATATTAGAGATTGGGCTTTTAGCCATCAAGTAGAATGGCGTTACAGTCCTGGTGTAGCAGACGATGACGATACAGGTTTAGGATATTTTTACCATCAGCTTTATGGTGATCAAGAACCTAAGAGTAGATGGTTACATGAAGGTATGGTTGCTCCTATCATACAAAAAGCTAAGATGGCAGTTTGTTTAAGGATAAAATTAAATCTATATACTTCTACGGAAACTATACAATATCACGCACCTCATAAAGATTTTCCTTTTCCACACAAGGCTGCTGTGTATTGTTTAAATACTTGTGATGGAGGCACTACTATTGGTGAAACAAGAATTGATTCTGTAGCCAATAGAATGATACTTTTTGATGGGAGCGAGGATCACTTTTCTAGTACATGTACAGACCAACCTTTAAGAGTAAATATAAATTTGAACTGGCTTAATCCATATGCAGACAATAACGAAATTCCTAAGTGACGATGAATATTTACTAGTAAAGAATTACATAGACAGTTTCAGTTGGACATACTTAGATCGTACAGAACATGAACAGATACCATCAGGAACAGGCTTTAGCCATAACATATGGATAGAAGGTGACTCAACAGATTGGTCAAATCGTAATGCATGGCTGATGAAGTTACTCTACTTAAAGATAAGTAAATACTTTAAGATAGAAGATTTCATAAGAGTAAAAGCTAATATGTTATTACCTAAAGAAACAGACCATCGCTGTCCTGCACACATAGATACGAACAAGGAACACTGGGCAGCTATCGTTTACTTCTCTACAGAAAAAGAAGGTTACGGAGAAACAGTACTATACAATCAAAGCATAGACATGAAAACTCTTGTTGACCCTGTAGATGCTGTAAAAGAAACAGATGGACTCACAGTAAACAAACTAATACCATGCAAAGAAAACACAGCAGTAATTTTTAATGGCAGCATATTACATGCAGCAACGTATCCAAAAAACATAAAAAGAAGAGTAGTATTAAACATAGACTTTACAGGAACACCTCATGGCAACACCTAAAAACAAAGCACTATACTCTAAAGTAAAATCAGAAGCTAAGAGAAAATTTAAAACATGGCCTAGTGCGTATGGGTCAGCGTGGTTAGTCAAGACGTACAAAGCACGTGGAGGTACTTATAGCAAGGGAGGCTCAGTTGCAAAAACCAAGACACGTACTAGAAAGTCGTAGAGGTTATGCCGAAGGTGGACTCACTAAGTGGTTCAAAGAAGATTGGCGTGACGTAAAGACAGGCAAGAAGTGTGGACGCTCTGGTAAGAAAGACAAGGGCAGACCATACCCTGCATGTAGACCTGCAGCAGTAGCAGGTAGAATTAGTAAATCAGAAGCAAGGAAGAAAACCGGGCCAAAGAAAGTTAAATGGTCTGTAACCGCATCAGGGAGGAAACGCAAAAAAGGATAGTTAATGGCGTTTCTTACAAGTAGTATACCGTACTTCAAAGCGTGGGTACGCAGAGAGTACACAAAAAATTTAGAAGAATACCACGGTGAGTTTTTACATGCTATGGTGATTGGCGTTACTACAATGCCAAATAGAACACTTAGCTTTCAAGTAATCTTCACAGGTTGCGAATCAGATGAAGATGACTCACCTAATGTACATGGTGGTGCTATGTGGGCAAGAATGCCTTTAACTGCACTAGTAGCTGATACACCAGTAGAGCAATGGCCTGACGAGTTACCACCATATTTAGCGCAGCCTTGGGATTGTATGTCTCATACACATTCCGTATACAAGCTAGAACGAGCAAGCCCTGCTCCTTGGATAGCTAAAGTAGATGGCGAGTTCTACCCTGCAAAGTATTACTTTACGGTAGACTATACAGACAACGAAGTGGCAGACGATCCTGCCCAACACAAACAGTCTCATGTATTAGAGTTATTAGATGCAGGGGCTTACACAGGTAACATAGTTGCGTTACCCAATAATAGAGTGAGAGTAACTCACCCAGCTTGGTTTGAAACTGGAGAAGGTGCGCCAGACTTTAAACCTAATCAACATATGTTTAACTCAAAAGAAAACGTAGACTATGTATGGGATACGCAACGAGTTTTCAACAATCTTTATAGTGAGGATACAGATCAATGATGAAGAAAAAAGGTTACGCAATGGGTGGCATGAAGAAAAAAGGCTACGCTAAAGGTGGACTAAAAATGGTAAAGAATAAAGAAGGGAAGATGGTTCCTTTCTATGCTGCTGACGGTAAAGGTAAAATGAACAAAGGCGGCATGATGAAAAAAGGCTACGCTAAAGGTGGCATGAAGAAAAAAGGTTATGCCAAGGGTGGTATGAAGAAGATGGCAAGAGGTGGTTTCTTAGCCCCTGCTGCTAGGCCATTGAAAGGCACAAAGAAGTAAATGTCAGTTAAGTATTTTACAGCAGTCAAAGACTTGAGTGCCACAGCAGGTGGGGCAAGTGGTGATGTTGTATATACATGTCCTAATAACTATGTATCCGTAGCTAAGACTATATTGATATCGAATGGTGCATCCTCTGCAAAGAAGTACAGTCTTCAGTTGTATGATGCATCAGCTACTTCCTATCTTACTATAGCAGATGAAATAACTGTAGCTGCAAACACAAATGATTTTGTTGTTCAAGGCGGTGGTTGCATAGCACTACAAGCAGGTGACAAAATAGTAGCATTCGAAGAGGCATCTTCTGACTTTCATGTAACAGTGTCAGGTGAAGAGTATTTCAGAGGCACATAACGGATATGCAAAAATAGGTACTACTACCTGACCTAGTTTTAAGTATAACTACCCCTGTACAAAACAGGAGTAGTACTATGAAAAACTTAATAAAAAAATTGTGGGATAACCACTGCATAAGACAACAAAAACGTGCAGACTTTCGTATGATGCACATGATGACCGACAAGGAATTAAACGACTTAGGTATAGGTCGGTCACAGATAAGGGAAGCAATTTATGGCAAGGAATCTAACGGATAAGCAACAACGATTCTTAGATGTACTATTTGATGAAGCTAATGGTGATGTTGTCGCTGCTAAAAAACTGGCAGGTTACGGTGATAACAGTAACACTGCAGCGATTGTTGAATCTCTGAAGGACGAGATCGGTGAGAAGACTCGTACATATTTTGCACGTACTGCACCAAAAGCTGCTATGGCTATGGTTGGTGCGCTCTATGATCCTACGGAATTAGGTATCAAAGAAAAGATGGTAGCTGCCAAAGACTTACTTGACAGAGCAGGTCTTGGCAAAGTAGATAAAGTAGATGTCACCTCTGGGGGTGGCATTTTCTATTTACCGCCTAAAGAAGGTGAAAATCAATAAGTGATTCCACAAAGAGAGTTGGGCTTTTGGCAATTACCCAAACCGTCCAAGAAACATAACAAACAATGGCATCCTATAGTAAGAGTAACTCAAAAGGTTCCTTTCGGCTATGAGGTAGATCCAAACAACGATAAGCTACTTGTGCCAGTTGAGCATGAGTTAGAAGCGTTAGAGCTTGCAAAACAACACCTCAAGCAGTATAGTTACAGAGCAGTAGCGCAGTGGTTGAGTAAAGAAACTGACCGATACATATCTCATGGTGGTCTAAAGAAGAGAATAGAAGTTGAGCAAAGACGTAGAAAAGCATATGAAATTAAGCGTAAGCTTGCCAAGTGGCTCGAAGAAACGCTCTCGGAAATCGAGAAGCTCGAAAATCAAGGAGTCGGAGCATACTCAGAAGCTTGCGGAACCACTCGCCCCCCAAGTTGATACGGTTCCAGCGCAAGTAGTAGCCCCTGACTATGACGTTGAAGAAGCACAAGAAGTAGTATTCAGACCCAATGCCGGGCCTCAAACAACTTTCTTGAGTTCTTCTGAAAGAGAGGTACTATATGGAGGGGCAGCAGGTGGTGGTAAATCTTATGCTATGTTGGCTGACCCATTACACGGCCTGAACAATCCAAACTTCTCTGGACTCCTTGTACGACATACAACTGAGGAACTAAGGGAACTCATACAAAAAAGTCAGGAGCTATATCCACGTGCAGTTCCGGGTATTAAATGGTCAGAACGAAAGTCTCAGTGGATTTCACCAAAAGGTGGCAGACTGTGGATGTCGTATCTGGATAAGGATACCGATGTCACACGTTACCAAGGACAGGCTTTTAACTGGATTGGATTTGACGAACTTACTCAATGGCCTACACCTTACGCTTGGGATTACATGAGATCTCGTTTACGTAGCGCACATGGTAAAGAGCTAGGTCTATACATGAGAGCCACAACAAACCCAGGTGGAGCAGGACATTCTTGGGTGAAAAAAATGTTTATAGATCCTTCACCTGCAGGTAAAGCTTTTTGGGCAACAGACATTGAAACTGGAAAAACTATTACATTCCCTAAAGGACACAGCAAGGAAGGTCAGCCTTTATTTAAGCGTAGATTTATTCCTGCGTCACTCTTCGATAACCCATATCTTGCCGAAGAAGGTGACTACGAAGCTATGCTCTTATCACTACCAGAGCATCAACGTAAGCAACTCCTCGAAGGAAACTGGGATATCAACGAGGGAGCAGCCTTTCCTGAATTTGACAGAACTGCCCACGTTATCGAACAGTTTGAAGTTCCTGACAACTGGGTACGTTTTAGGGCGTGTGACTACGGTTATGGTAGTTACACTGGGGTTCTTTGGTTTACTGTATCTCCTGATGAGCAACTTATAGTTTATCGTGAGATGTATGTCTCTAAAGTCACAGCTACAGACTTAGCTGATATGATACTAGAGGCAGAAAAGCATGATGGTGGTATGAGATACGGTGTGCTTGATAGTTCTTTGTGGCACAACCGTGGCGATACCGGGCCTAGTTTAGCTGAACAAATGATCATGAAGGGTTGTCGATGGCGTCCGTCAGATCGTTCAAGAGGCTCACGTATCGCAGGTAAAAACGAAATACATAGGCGTTTGAAGGTAGATGAGTTTTTAGAAAAACCTATGTTAGTATTTATGAATAACTGTGTTAATACTATATCACAGATACCAAGCATCCCACTGGACAAAAAGAATCCAGAAGATGTAGACACTAAGGCAGAAGATCACTTGTATGATGCATTGCGATATGGTATCATGACTAGGCCACGTAGCAGCATATGGGATTACAATCCTGCAAAACAACGCACAGGTTTTCAAGCCAGTGACGCAACATTTGGGTATTAAATATGGCAGAAGAAATGTTTGAAACAGACGAAGTTGTATCAGCAGAAAAAGCTGATGACAAACTGTTTAAAGAAAAGAGCAGCGTAGTAGGTTTTGTAAAAGATCGTTACAAAAGATCTGAAGATCATCGCTATGCTGATGAACAAAGATGGCTAAAAGCATATCGTAACTATAGAGGTTTGTACGGATCAGACGTACAGTTTACAGATGCAGAGAAGTCACGTGTATTTGTAAAGGTAACTAAGACTAAAACACTAGCAGCTTATGGTCAGATAGTAGACGTATTACTAGGTAACAATAGGTTTCCACTATCTGTATCTCCTTCTGTTTTACCAGATGGTGTAGCAGAAGCTGTGCATATAAATATAGATCCGAAAGCAGAACAGGCAGGTGCTGAAGCTTTTGGTAGTATGGCATCAAAGCCACCAAGACCATACTTGATAGATGGTGATACAGATCTTCAGCCAGGCGAAACCATGATGGATTTACAGGCTAGGCTAGGTGGTATGGCTGATAAACTAGAACCTATATCTGAAAAGATCATAGAAGGTGACGGTACAACAGCTACTACAGTTTCATTCCATCCTGCAATGATTGCAGCCAAGAAGATGGAAAAGAAAATACACGATCAGCTACAGGAAAGCGGAGCCACTACACATCTAAGAAGTATGGCATTTGAAATGGCTCTACTAGGTACAGGTGTAATGAAAGGTGCATTTGCTGTAGACAAAGAGTATCCCAACTGGAACGAAGACGGTGAGTACGATCCTATTGTAAAGACTGTGCCTGAGTGTACACATGTAAGTGCATGGGATTTTTATCCTGACCCTGAAGCAAAGTCTATGGAAGATGCAGAGTACACTGTACAAAGACACAAGATGTCACGTACACAACTGCGTAAACTAAAGTCACGTCCATACTTTATGGAGGACTCAGTACAGTTGGCTATAGATAAAGGCCCGGACTACACGCAAAAGTACTGGGAAATGACTATGGAAGATGACGATACTCAACCAACATCAGAGCGTTGGGAAGTATTAGAGTTCTGGGGTTTTGTAGATGTTGAGTTACTTAAACAACATGGAGTAGCTATTCCTAGTGAACTCAGTGACTTAGATGAAGTTAACTGTAATGTATGGATATGTAATGGTGAAGTATTACGATTTGTACTAAACCCATTCAAGCCTACACGTATTCCTTACTATGCTGTACCATACGAGCATAACCCATACTCCTTCTTTGGTGTTGGTATTGCTGAGAACATGGATGATACACAGACATTGATGAATGGCTTTATGCGTATGGCTATTGACAATGCTGCACTGTCTGGTAATCTTATCATAGAAGTAGATGAGACTAACCTAGTTCCAGGCCAAGACCTTTCTGTGTACCCCGGAAAAATATTTCGAAGGGCAGGAGGCGCACCGGGTCAAGGAATTTTTGGTACTAAGTTCCCTAATGTAGCAGGGGAAAACATGCAACTATTTGATAAAGCGAGGCAATTAGCTGATGAGTCAACGGGATTCCCATCATTCGCACACGGACAAACAGGTGTTCAAGGTGTTGGTAGGACTGCTTCTGGTATTAGTATGCTTATGTCTGCTGCCAACGGAAGTATCAGAACGGTTGTTAAGAATGTAGATGACTATCTACTCAAGCCGTTGGGTAAAGCATTCTTTGCATTTAATATGCAGTTTGACTACGATGAAAGTATCAAGGGCGATTTAGAAGTAAACGCATCAGGTACTGAAAGCTTAATGGCTAACGAAGTACGTAGTCAACGCTTGATGCAATTCTTACAGGTTGCACAAAATCCAGTGCTTGCACCTTTTGCAAAAATGGATTACATCATTAGAGAGATAGCTAAGAGCATGGACTTAGATCCTGACAAGGTTACTAACTCTATGGCAGATGCACAGATACAAGCTGAAATACTTAAAGGCTTTGCAGCACCACAACCAGATCCTGCTGCACAAGCTGAAGGACAAGGTGTACAAAGTGTAGCTGACACAACAGGAGGTGGAGGATCACAAATAGGAGTGGGTACAGCACCACTACCTGAAGAACAAGGATTTACAGGAAATGCACCTCAAGCAGTTGGTCAATGATAAAGAATGTTACGATCAGTTTTTACAACACTTGGATGATTTAATCTATCTAAGACAACGTGCATTAGAATCAGCAAATGATTCCACTACAATGTACAGACAGCAGGGTGCAATAGATGTACTTAGAAAGCTGAAGCTACTAAAGGAGACAGTAAACAGTGGCTAATAGACGTAGAACCGATACCGAAGGTAAATACAAAAAGCGTGTAGAAGAAGCTGAAACCTACAAAGATATTGCAGGTGTGCTTCCCGGTATTGGAACTGCGATTACTGTTTCTGATATAGAAGATGAACTAAGTAAAGAAGATCCTAGCTATCTCAAAGTTGGTATACTAGGAGCGTCAGAAGCTGCAGGTTTAATTCCTGGTATAGGTGGTGTTGCTAAAACACTAATACGAAAAGGCGCACAGAGACTTGATGACGCAGCAGATATAGTTAATGCTGAAAAACTTGTAGATGATGCAGATGCTATGAAGCAGTGGCAGGAAGCAAATAAGCTACCAGAGACAAAAAGACAGGCTAACCCTACTGCTGCACAACAAGCTGCAAATGATTTGTTTGAAGGAAAGATAACATCAAAAGAAGCACGTGAGCGTATTGGTGATGCAATACCTAAACCAAGAGAATTTACTGCAGAAGAAGTAATGGAAATGATGCCTAGTGTTACTCAATTAACAGGGTCACTGGGCAAAAAAGCAGGTAAGTATGGTATACTTGGTGTAAAAGGTTTTGACTTAGAAGCAGGACAACAAGTATCTTCTAGACTAGATATTCCTGCCTACAATAACTACGACACTTGGGTAGTGTCTATACATGATGGCACAAAAGATGCAGGTAGTGTTGTAGGTTTTGGTCAAGCTATAAGATTAAAGAATATTAGATTTGGCTCTAAGTCAAAAGAGGCATTAGACATAGCAAGAGGCAAACGTAGAACACCATCAGGTGAAGATAAACCTATGGGCAAGTCTACGATAGCACGTGTGTTTGGAGAATATGTACCAGAAAATCCATATGATTTGCAGGAGAAAGCTGCAGACATCATAGCCTCTGGTTCAGATGAATGGACACAGGTAGGGATGAACCCATACAGAGGAAGTGGGTTCTATATAAAAGAAACAGGACAACCTGTGTTTGAGGCTGATGAAGTAATACAAGTTGGCGCATTAGTATTAGCAAAAAATGTAAAGAAACCCACCATAACTCAAATGAAAGAGCTTGGTGTTAAAACAGCAGATGGAAAAACCAGACTATTTAATGAGGGCGGTATGGCACTAGAAGAACAAATGGATATGAACTTTGGCACAGGGGAAGTAGATCCTGTATCAGGAAACGAAGTACCAACAGGGTCATTACCTGAAGAGGTTAGAGATGACATACCTGCACAGTTAAGTGAAGGTGAGTATGTTGTACCTGCAGATGTTGTAAGATACTGGGGTGTAAAAGTATTTGAGGATATGCGTAGAGAAGCCAAGATGGGCTTTGAACAAATGGATGCAGATGGACGTATCGGTGGTGAACCTATGGAGATGGAGCTAGGTGACATGGGCTTAGAGCTATCTGATCTTGAAGTAATGGAAATGCCTGACGATATGCCTGAACCAGAAGAAGCTTTCTTGGGTAAATTCTTTGCAGGTCTAAGAGAGTCAAACAAGAAAGCAGCACAACAATCAGTAAGAGATAGATTTCAAGCAGCTAAAGACAGAAAGTCTGTAGAGCAAATAAAAGCAGGTACAAACAAAAAGCCTAAGTTTAAAAACAGGGCTGAAGAAATATTGTACAATCTGCGTAATAGAGGCAGCAGCAGTGATGATCGTAGACCAACACTAACAGAAAAACCTTCTACATCTGATGATGTTAGATCTTCTGGAACTATAGCAGAACAAATAAACTTTGGTGGTGACTACGATAAAAATAAAAAGACAAAACCTAAAAAGGTAAAACCCGGTGGTAGAGCTACACCTTTTGTAGACGATGCTCCAGAAAAAGAAGGAGTAAACCTTAGAGCGCAAGAAAGCTTTGGCACAAGGTTTATGAAGGGTTTAGGCTTTGATGAGGGTGGTGATGTTAATCCTACCTACGAACAAAAAGGTGGCTTTGATATGACTGATGCAAAACCTATTGAAGGTGTAGCAGCAGGTGAAGTTACCGAAGGTATGACTATGGAGGCTAGGATATATGTAAACGAAGCAGGGCATGAGATTACTATCATGTTTGCAAACGGTGTACCTATTACTCCAATCCCT